AATACTTGCATAGCATAGTCACCTCCACCACCAGCTGCGGCGGCAGATGTCCATGTGGTTCCATTAGATGTTAATACGTTACCTGATGTACCTGGATCCACTACTTGAAATGCTGATGTGCCGTTACCTAATAAAACGTTGTTAGCTGTAAAGCTTGAAGCACCTGTACCCCCATCAGCTACTGCTAAGTCAGTAATCCCTGTAATAGATCCGCCAGTGATAGTTACTGAACTTGACGCTTGTGTTGCAATAGAACCAAGACCTAATGATGTTCTAGCTGTAGCACCTGATTCAGCAACCCAGTTAGTACCATCGCCGACAATAATATTACCATCAGTAACTGCTAAACCAGCAATATCAGTTAAACCTGCATCATATGCTTGTACATTTGTACCAATAGCTAAACCTAAATTAGTTCTTGCTGTGCCTGCATCCGTAGCGCCTGTACCACCTTGTGCTACTGCTAATGCGTTTGTTAATGTTAAGGTTCCTACAGAAGCTGTATTAAAATGATTTACTGCGTCAACAACGTTTGTAGCATCATTAAATAATAACATTGCTTTACCCGCTGGAACTGCAATACCTGTACCAGTAGAATTTTTTACTGTGATTGCATCAGCACATCCGTTATTTACAAGATAGAATTTTTGAATAGCTGGAACAATTAAGTTTTGTGCTCCGCCTGATGTACCTGTTAAGTTTAATCTCAAATTACGTGCTATTTGAGTCGCGTTTGTATCTGTTAATGTTAGAGTTACTTGTGCACTTGCGAATGTAACATCAGCTGAACCTGTGATAGCCTCTTCAATGGCTGTTCCTAAGTTGGTGTTAGTTGTAACACCCCAAGTACCTGATTGTTCGCCAGTACCAATTAACTCAAATTTTAAATCTGAATATGTACTTGCCATTTTATTTACCTCTTATTTATGATGATTTACCGCTTGCAGGTACACTTGTTACGTGAACGGCTATATGTTTCTTTCCGTCCCACGCGGCACCACAATCAGAGCAGGTTCCTGAATTATATTCTTCGGCATCAACTTCCATGCCACAATTTGCACATTCTAAATGTGTTTCGTATTTATTTGTAATTATACCATTAATTTCTTTTGCTTCTACTAACATATTAATTCCTTTATGCCGCTATCTGTGTCCAGTTTGGCGTCTGTGTTGTATCAATTTCACCCCAAACTAAAGTAAATGTTTGTGTTTGCCCAGTACCCTGAACCCCTGTTACATTGACACTTGCTTTTGCTATTATAGCAATTGTGCCTAATTGTCCTGTTCCTGCATTTCCTGTTACATTAACATCTGCTTTTGCTTCTACAGTCTCTTCACCAAGCTGTGTAGTACCACTTACTCCAATTACATCTACAACTTCGTTTTCATAGACTATAACAGTGCCTATATTTCCTACGCCCGATATTGTAGTTACAGTTACAGTAGCTTTTGCAGTTGTAGTTACTGTTCCTATATTTCCAGTAGATGAATTGCCTGTTACATTAACATCTGCTTTTGCTTCTACAGTCTCTTCACCAAGCTGTGTAGTTCCAGAAACTCCTGTAATACTTAATATTTGAGCTGTGCTTAATGTAACATCGCCTAAAGCAGTATTACCACTATTTCCTACTACGTCTGTATTAGCGTCAGCATTTACAGTCTCTTCACCTAAAGCTGTGGTGCCTTGTACTCCTGTTGCATTAACTACTTCGTTTTCATAGACCTCTACTGTACCTACGTTACCAGTAGCTTCTACACCTGTCAGTGCGTAACCAACTTCTATAACTACATTGCCATCAGTTCCAGTAGCGCTTACTCCAGTAACATCTACATTAGCTTTTGCATTAATAGCTACATCGCCAACTTGTCCAGTGCCTGAAACAGTTGTTACAAACTCAGTATGTCCGGTTCTTATTTCTAGAGTACCAGTCTGTCCTGTTCCTGCATTCCCCGTTACATTGACATCTGCTTTTGCTTCTACAGTCTCTTCGCCCAACTGCATAGTACCTGAAACACCCGTTGCATTAACAACTTCGTTTTCATAGACTATAACAGTGCCAGTTTCACCAGTAGAACTTACTCCTGTAACAAACTCAGTATGTCCTAGGCTTAATGTTTCTTCACCAAGAGCCGTTGTACCAGCATTACCTGTAACAGTAATTGCTGCATCTAAATTAAAGTCTACAGTACCTGTTTGTGTGGTCCCTTCAACACCCGCAGGCTGAATAATAGTTGTATCAGCACCCCAACCACCTTCACTCCAAGGACCTGCACCCCAACCAAAATAACCTAGATTTATATCTAAATTACCTGTTTGACCTGTAGCATTAATCCCTGTAACAAGAGCATTTACACCTCCGCTAGCTTGTTCTTCACCTAATTGAGAAGTACCAACTAAACCTGTAATATCTATTACATTATTAGTAATAAGCGATTCATCGCCTACACTACCTGTAGAAATATTACCAGACGGACTAACAGTAGCTTTTGCTATTGTAGTTAAATTACCGACGTCACCTGTGCTACTTACACCTGTTACACTAAATGCAACAGATTCTTCTACAATAGCTGATCCAAGTTGAGTAGTACCTGAAACACCGGTTAGTGTAACAACAGCTTTTGCTGAAACTGTCTCGTCACCTACGCTTCCAGTGGCTTGTACTCCATCTACATTGACGATTAATAATTCAACGCCAAAGCTACCAACGGACCAAGGGGCCTCACCATAACCTGAATATAATGTAGATGAAGCCACTAGTAGCTCCTATTAAGCTATACGAATAATAGCATTAGAAGCATCAAACGCAGGGAATACGACTGTAAAGTCACCAGCTGTTGAAGTCTTATCTCCACCAAATGCTAATACAGCAACTGCAGTATCTGAGTTAGTGCTGTTATAAATTAAAGCACCGTTTGCAGTAATAGTAGCAGCAGACCATGTTGTATTATCAAAGTCCAAAATTGCTGTAGTACTAGAAGCTTGAGGAACTTGGCTGATTGAAAGTGTATTACCACCTGCTGAATAGCCTGTACCTGATACTTCGTTTGTTACTGAGTATGCTGTTGTTGTTGCATCTAATGTTGCTGATGATGTGAACAACGCAATCTTAAATGTATCTGCTGTGTTAGCAGAACGAGCTACGTTAGTTGTGTTAAAGTTGTGACCGCCGCTAAGCAATTCAACTTTAAACGACGTACACATTGCTTGAGAAATTGCCATTTTAAATCTCCAAAATTTTAATTAAATCTGAATGCCCTGCTTGACGCAGTTTATTCGCTAAAGTTGTGCGGTCTGATGTCACCGCTTGTTTTAAGTACTTCACTAGTATTTGTCTAATGTAGCCCTTAAAAGCTTGTGCTTGATCCCTAATAAGGGGGTTTGCATCTTTACTGACGTACATAATTTTATCTAATGCCATGTCGGCTAATTCCTCAGGAGTATGTCCTCTACCTGATGTTGTATGTACCTCAAAATCTATATTACCTAAGTTTAAAGCTTGTGTATCCATTGTGTTCCTTTCTATTCTACTTTATAGCGAACTTGTCCGCTTCGATAAGCATCGCTCCTATTTTTACCTTCACCTAATGCTTTAATTAGTATCATTGCATCGTCATATCTTTTTTGATACATAATTATAACATCTTGTTCTTCTTTCATATATGTAGCTGCTTCCAGCAGTGTACCATAAAGTAACGCACTATCGAAATTATCACTGAGCCAAGTATTACCAGCAGTGACAATAGACTCAGGGTAGTAATAATAATGAAGCTCGGTATTATAATTAGCATCTGGAGTAGGGCCAAGCAGCATTGATGTATCGCTGAATATTGCATAATATTGTGGTTGTCCATAAAAATTTGAATCCGTATCAGGAAATGATTCTCTAATAAAGTTCACGTCCTTGTTTAAAAGATATGTATATTCATTGTCACTATTAATCACCGCAAAGCTAAATGTAGATAGCCAATCACTAGGCAATGTCATATATTTAACTCCAGAAGACATATTACCTGTTACATTCTTACGTAAGTCTGGCAACTGCACAGTGTTATATATGCGCTGCTCCGCTTGCTGTATAAATGTATTTATATCAGCTGTACTAAACTGGTTCTCTGTATAGCTTTGTACTTCAGCAACTAATGATGTGTAATTCATTCCTTATCCTTATGCCATTGGGCCACGTGCTTTAGTACCTTTTGTCGCTGCACCATTACCACGTGTTACTACACCTTCTGTTTTTACATCCTTTTCAGGATAGCCACAGCAAGATAAATCTTGTGTATATGTTTCTGGCTGCTTGTATGTTACTTTAGCACCTTTTCTATCTTTGTTCATATTATACTCCTAAGTTATTGTTACAGTAACCGTACCTACTCCACCGGTTGCTTCCAAATCATCCTCTAATCCTGATAATTTCAAAGGATTATTTAATCCTACAGGGTCCCAGCCCCATTGAATTTGTCTACTACTATACTCCCCTGCAGGAATAAAGCTTAAATCAGGTCTCGGATCACGTACTGCTTGTGGATCTTCTACAGGGTACATGCCTTGCATATTTTGTGGGTGGTCTGGTTCCCAACATTCTTTGCAAACTTTAATCTCAGTATTAGTTGTTCTTATTGTTAAAGTTTTTAATTGTGATAGTTTATACTGAAACCCACATCGATCACAATCGGCTATTGCTTTTTTGCCTGAAGTAAATTTACTAGCCATTATCTAACCACCTGTGTTCTCTTTCCTTTTAAAGAAAGTTTTAATACTTTTAACCACAACTTCATATATTTTTTATGTTTATGTTTTAAAGCAGCGACGTATAGCTTTTTTATTAATTTTTTCATAAATATTGAGGACGAGGTACTAATCTATAGTCTGCTTTTTCTCTATCCTCAGTAGAAGCTAAGTTCCACTGCTCTTCATACTCTTGTTTTAAAAACTGAATTC